TTACTTCTGATACACATTTAGTTGTAAAAAGAGTAGTAGTTGTCGCTAATGATGTTGTACCGTCAGACGAACACGCTGATGGTGAAACATGGTGTGTTAATTTCTTTGGTGGCGGAACCTGGAAACAAACATCATACAACGCTAATTTTAGAAAACAATACGCAGGCATAGGTTATGTGTATAATTCATCTAAAAACAAATTTTTAAACCCACAACCTTATGCTTCATGGAGACTTGATGGTAATGATGATTGGGAAGCTCCAGTTGCATATCCTGATAAAGATGTTACTGATTATGATATATCTTGGGATGAAGATAACACTAGATGGTTAGGCACTAAAGAATCAGACGATTCAGAACATAGATGGGACGCTAGTAATAAAAACTGGGTATCTATCTAAACTAGGAAACTCAAATGGCAAGATTTAACGGCGGTATTATTGGTGCTTCAAATAAATCCTCTTTTGGTAAATGTAAGCAAACCGTTAAAACATCTTCAGGAAATGTTTGCACTCAACCAGGAACTAAAGTTGCAAAAGTATTAATAGTTGCAGGTGGAGGTTCTGGATCAAAGTATGGTGGAGGTGGAGCTGGAGGACTTAGAAATTTAGAATTACCAGTTTGTGGTGGAACTGCTGTTCCAATTACAGTAGGTGGTGGAGGTGCAGCGGCACCTGCGTGTACAGGTAATAAAGGTAGTAATTCAAGTATAGTAGCAACTTGTGCAACTCATTCATCAACAGGTGGTGGATTAGGTACAGGAGAAGAAGCAGGACAACCTGGTGGTTCAGGTTCAGGTGGTGGTTATCAAACTAGTTGTGCTGGAGCAGGTAATGAGGGTAATTATACTCCACCTGAAGGAAACCCTGGCGGTACATCTGTTACCTCTGGTTCACAAGCAGGTGGTGGCGGTGGAGGTGCTGGAGCAGCAGGACAAAATGCACAAAGTAGCTGTGAAGCTGGTGATGGTGGTGCAGGTTTAGATGTTAGTCCAGTTTTTGGAACAGGTAGTGGTGTCTGTGGAGTTTTTGCTGGTGGTGGCGGTGGTGGATTATTCAATAATAGTGCACCTGGAGCAGGAGCTGCAGGATCAGGTGGTGGAGGCGGCCCAGGTAAATATAATAATGGAGCTTCTGGCGGTGGAGCTGGAACAGCTAACACTGGAGGTGGAGGAGCAGGTTATTCTCCAACAGGAGCAGGTGGTTCAGGAATCGTAATCGTAAAAGAATTAAGTAAAGCATCTGGAATGTTTAATTTAAGAAGTCAATTTGCAGCCAGAAAAACTGATACTTGGATTACATCAAATGATAAATTTTTAAATGTTGATTTAGACTATCTAGTAGTTGCAGGTGGCGGTGGCGGAGCCGCAGGAAATGCTGTAGGTGGTGGTGGAGGTGCAGGAGGATATCGTGCCTCAGGATATGGCCCAGGTCCACTACAAGCATCAGCATTAGATATAACAACAGGAACATATACAGTTACAGTCGGTGCAGGTGGTGGTGAAGCTGCAAAAGGAAACGATTCAACATTTGATACCATTACATCTGAAGGTGGTGGAGCTGCATTTGCTGCTGCTGTAGGACCAGGTTCAGCACCTGGACCTTCTGCTGGTGGATCAGGTGGTGGAGGTAACTATAACAGTTCTTATCCTCAACCATATCCCCCTAGTCCAGAGAGTGCAGATAACCCTGCACCTTTTTCAGTCTTTCCAGGTTCACTAAAAGGACCAGGTAATAATCCACCTACAAGTCCACCTCAAGGTAACCCTAGTGGTTCTGGTGGATTTAATGATAACGGACCTACTTCTCACTACGGTGGTGGTGGAGGAGGTGGTGCTACTGCTGCTGGAGGAAACTTCAATGTCGCCCCAGGTGGTAGTTCACCTACACCTCTTCACGGAGGAGATGGAGGTGCTGGTGCTCCTAATGCGATATTAGGACCAGACACATCTTACGCTGGTGGTGGTGGAGGAGGTGCTCAAGGTTCATATGATAGTAAACCACCAATAAGAGCTGGAGATGGAGGCGCAGGTGGTGGAGGAAAAGCTTCTGCGTGTAGAGGTGGACCTCCTAATCCTTGGTATCCTAGAACAGCAAATGCACCAAGTCATTGTGGAGTAAATGGTGGAAGTGGTACTGCAAACACAGGTGGTGGTGGAGGTGCTGGTGGTAAAGATGCTGGTGTAGGTTCTATTCCAGGACCTGGATTAGGGTCAGGTGGTTCTGGTGGTTCAGGAATTGTTGTTTTAAGAGCGCCAAGTGCCGTTGCCTTTTCTGGTAGTCCTTGTTGTGCATTTACAGGATCAACACACCCAGGTGGTGACAAAATTGCTAAAATGACTGCTTCTGGTACAATAACTATATCATTAGCATAAAACGGCTTTACAAAGTATTATAAATATGTTATAATACAAATAGATTATAAAGAAGGTGATCTCAAATGAACTTAACAAATTACTTTTGGTACTTTAAATCAGCTATCCCTAGTAGGGTATGTGATGATATTGTGCGTTACGGAAAACAAATACAAGATCAAATGGCTGTAACAGGCGGTTATGGTGATAAAGACGAATTAAATCAAGAAGAACTTAAAGATTTAAAAAAGAAAAGAAACTCAAATATTGTGTGGATGCATGATAGATGGATATATAATTCAATACAACCATATGTTAATCAAGCAAATCAAAATGCAGGTTGGAACTTTGATTGGGATTGGTCAGAATCATGTCAGTTTACGAAATATACTAAAGGTCAATTTTATGATTGGCATTGTGATAGTTGGGATAAACCTTATGTTAGAGATAATCCAAACGATCCATCTCATGGTAAGATTAGAAAACTATCTGTTACCGTATCTCTTTCAGACGAAAAAGAATATAAAGGCGGTGAGTTAGAGTTTGATTTTAGAAATTTAGATCCTGATAAAAAACAAAACATATATAAATGTAAAGAGATATTACCTAAAGGAAGTTTAGTAGTATTTCCTAGTTTCGTGTGGCATAGAGTGTGTCCAGTAAAAAAAGGTTCAAGATATAGTTTAGTTATTTGGAATCTAGGACGCCCATTTAGATAGGAGTATATAATGAAAAAGAAAAAAGAAAAGAAAGAATATCCAAAAGAATTAGCAAGAGAACAATTATTTAGTAGTCCAGTATGGTATGCAGACACACCTGAATTTGTTGACGATTTAAACAAAGCTTCTGATCCTTATATTTTAGAATCAAAAAAATTAGCTAAAAAAGAATTAGACAAAAGAAATAAAGAATTTGGTAATAAAGGTGATATGGGTCATGTATTTCATTCAACATCATTAGTTGGTGATCCTAAATTTAAACAATTTCAAGATTACATAGGTGCAACATCAAATAATCTATTAGATGAAATGGGTTACAGTTTAAAAAATTATAATATATACATAACAGAAATGTGGGTACAAGAGTTTGCTAAAAAAGGTGGCGGACATCATACTTTACATACACATTGGAATGGTCATATATCTGGTTTTTATTTTTTAAAAGCAAGTGAAGCAACATCTATGCCTGTTTTTGAAGATCCAAGATCAGGTCATTTGATGAATGGTTTACCAGAAAAAGACAAAAAGCAAATTACTTATGCCTCAACACAAATATTTTATCAAGTGAAGCCAGGTAGAATAATGTTTTTTCCGTCTTATATACCACATCAATATTCACTTGATTTAGGTTATGAACCATTTAGATTTATACATTTTAATTGTCAGGCAATGCCAAAAGTATAACTTATGACTAAAACTAAAGTAAATAAAGATATGAAAAAAGCATTTCTTCAAACTATATTAGGTCATTTTGATAAGAAAAATAAACCTGATTTTGTTAAAAATTTAATTAAGGAGAAAGTGAAGTTGAAAGGAAAAAATGTCGTTCAAAAAAAATAAGTTTAGTGTCTTAAAAAACGCTATTTCGCCAGAGTTGGCAGATTTTGTTTATAAGTATTTTTTAAATAAAAGAAAAGTTGCGAGAGTTTTATTTGATGAAAGGTATATATCACCATTTACTGAATATTGGGGTATATGGAGCGATCAACAAGTACCTAATACATACTCACATTATAGTGATGTTGTAATGGACACTCTACTAGAACAAGTAAAACCTGTAATGGAAAAACATACAGGACTAAAATTGTCACCAACATATTCTTATGCTAGAATATATAAAAAAGGTGATATCTTAGCTCGTCATAAAGATAGATATTCATGTGAAATATCCACAACATTAAATTTAGGTGGAGATGATTGGCCGATCTATTTAGACCCAACAGGTAAAGAAG